CAGATTTAAGCTTGCAGTACCAGCGTCCGTCGTCTTGAGCGACGGAGTGAAGGCAGGTCGCGCAGTCTTTTTCTGGCTTCCTGCCTTCACGGCACGCACCCCGCTTAAAACAGAACCTACAACGCCAGTCGTCTGGGTTGTCTGTAACCCTTGGCGCTTGGCCACCCATGACCCGTTCCGCACGAGCCAACAGCGCGTGGTACTCGATCAGGTCAAACTCCACGACCTCGCAGTGATACTCGGACGTGTCCTTGTTGTAGCCAAGGAGGACGGCTTTCTCGAAGCCCCCTAACCCCATGTAGGTCTGCATCTGCGCAATATATTGGGGGTGGCTTTCGGCCACCCCCTTCTTCACGAACGCACGCCATTTAGCGGCGTTCATGGTTTTGATCTCAAGCAAAGCGAGTTCGCCATCGGCCACCTCAATCTGGCCATCGGCGTTACCACGAATGTGGCCGCCGTATTTTTGGTACGCGAACTGCCAGTTGGTTTCGGGGTCACGGTCTATGACGGTGATCCCCGAGTGCTTGAGATCAGAGACGATGAGGTCTTCGAGCGCATGGCCCAACGCAAATATTCGCTGCGTCTTGGGGGGAGGCTCATCGTCTGGGAAGCCGCGGAGAGAGAATGAGAGCGCGGCTTCGCATGGTCCGCCGATGTTGGACCCACCGATGTAGGCCCGTGGCTTCGACTTGCGACGTCCGACGAAGCCTTCATCAATCTTGGTGAGTATAGTCTCGGCGATTTCTGACATGACTAGAACGGAATCTCGTCATCAAACGTGGCGGCAGCAGGTGCTGCGGCCATGATCCCGGCCATCGATGCAGCCGCTGGTGCTGCAGCTGGCACGTAGTCCACGTCGGCGTCAGGCTTGTAGACTGCCGTCACATTTTTGTAGTTGCCGGTGCTGCCATCATCACGCCGGAAAGACTTACCCGGCTCGATTTTAATCTTACACCGCTTGCCCTTGAGCAGGTTGATATCGCCGGGTTTGTTCGGGTTGTCGTGGTCGATGGCCACAAGGTACTGCTTGAGCCGCTGCTGGCTAATGCGTGCGCCAGCTTCGCTCTCGCTGTACACGCGCAGCACGTCCGTATAGGTGGCGCCGTTTGAGTTTAGCTCCAACTCCACGACGGGGCGTTCACCTTCGTTGCGAGGGCCAAACTTGGCGTCGCTGATGGTCACAAGGTGGACGCCTGCGCCAAGGGCGCTGCCCTCACTGATGTTGGTAAGGTCGAGGTCTGAGAAAGTGAGGCTCACTTCGTTTCTCCTGTTTGAATACGCTTGATGATTTCGACGATGTTACCGGTCTCTTCGACTGGACGGCTGGCGTTGTAGGGGTCACGGACCTTGCCGTGCCAGCCATTGATCTCGTCGGTGTAGATAACCCGCTGCACGACGGGCGGGCCGTCGCTCGTCTTGCCCGAGATCTTGGCCCCGGCGAAGACGTTGTCGAACAGGGCCGGGATTTTCTTGCCCTGCTTCTTGCCCTGAACCTGCGGCCAGTAGTGAGTGACGCCGTTGGCGTCGATCTCTTCGGTCGCGAGGCAGGTAAAGACGATGTGGAAGTCGTTCTGGTCACGCATCATGCGCAGCGTACCCTCGACTGCCTTGCCGTAATCAGCCCACACCTTGAAGCCGTTGGCATCGCCATACAGCTTGTCATAGTGACGGAAGATGATATCGCAAAGCTCGGTAAGGCTATCCACCATGATCCATTTGTAGCCTGACTTCTTGAAGTCTGGGCCGCGCATCATCTTCAGCAGATCCTTGAAGGCAACGCCGTCGCCTTCGGCTGTCTCCCAGCCAGTGAACGGCACGTAGTCGATCTCGACGTCTTGCAGGCTCTTCAGTCCAGCCTCGCCCGAGAAGATCACGCCTTTGCCATAGGCCTCGGCAAAATATCTGGCCGTGTAGGTCTTCCCCCAGCCTTGATGCGCGTAAAGCAGCGACTTACTCGGTTCGTCGAGCGCGATGCTGCTGGTTGATCTGATTGGTAGTGACATTTGCTCTTGCGTCTCCCGCTTGGTGGTGTCAAAAAACAGTACACTTTTTGCAGCATTAAACATAAGAAGGCAAGAGAAAACATGCTCAACTTCGAAAAGCTCGTGAACGCGGTTGGGGGCATGCCCCAACTGGCAGCCTTGGCCGGTCGTTCGAGGACGGCGACCTACCACTGGCGAAGATCACGAGACATGCGGGTCGCAGACTTAGTTCGGATCTGTCGTGCTGCGGGGTTGGACCCGAAAGATTATCTCATGGAGGACGACACGAATGGCGAGTTGGATTGACCTTGCGCTGGAGCTACACGAGGAGGGACTGCAAGTCCTAGCTCTGAGGCAAGGGGAGAAAATCCCCGCGCATCAGTGGCAATTTTTACAAACGGTACGCCAGACAGAAGACGATCTGCTGGACATGGACGAATACTTCCGCAGCCCTGAGCCGCCTGACTGGCTCAGAGAAGACGGCGACCGGCATATTGGTCGACCGTGGCTAAGCAACAACTACAAAGCCAGACGGGCGTGGCCCACACCCGTGCCGCTCGACATCGGTGTGGTTACGGGCGCGCTGTCTGGCATCGTCGTCGTGGACTGCGACACGGCAGAGGCGCGGGAGTATGCCCAGCGCATCGGACTCACCGACACGCCGATGGCTGCCCAGACATCGAAGGGCTGGCATTACTGGTTTCGCCACACGGGCGAAGAGGTGCGCAACTCAGCAAGCAAGGGGATCGCTGGTCTGGACATCAGGGGCGACGGCGGCCTCGTGCGTGTACCCCCGAGTACAGGGTTAAAATGGTTGTCGCGCTGCAACATAGATGAGCTGCCGCCCTTTCCGGGATTCAGGGCGCCCGAAGAGACAGACGACGGGCCAAAGCTCGAAGATCTCGACCTGACTGACTACGCCGTGAAGGGCCAGACAGCCGAAGAGTGGCTGATGCAAGTGTGCCAAGGGCACAAGATCACGAAGGGCCAGCGCAACGAGACCATGAAGCTCGTCGTTGGGCAGCTGATCCACGAGCGCCGGGATAAAGCGTGGGTGCTGGACGAAGCAAAACGGCTGGGTGCGATCTACTGGGACCATGAGAAGTATGCGGGCAAACAGACTGAGATCATCGTCGACAGCCTGTGGCGAGCGGACGTAAAGAACCACCCGGACTTACACGGTGGCCAACAGGAAGAAGAGCCGCCCAAGCCTCCTCTGGTTGGCTACCTGTCGGACGCAACCTCTCAGAAGTTCATCGACGCCCTGCCCCCGCGCAAGCCAGCCTTCGTGGAAACGATCCTCGAACCGGGCAAGGCCACGATGGTGGCCGGGTATTCGGGCAGCGGCAAGTCCGAGCTGCTAATGATGCTGCTCAAGGCGGCGTGTGACCCGACCAAGCTGGGCAGCTTCGTTGGCCCATGGCAGATCCAGAGCACGCCACGCGCCTTGGTGCTTGACCCAGAGAACAACCCACACCTGATCGCTGACCGCCTCAAGCGCTTCAGCCTCATCGGCAACAGCGGCGACAACTTGCGCGTCGTACCGGGCAGTGTGCCGGGGCCAGACGGGATGATGGACACGGCGCTGGACCTTACATCTAAGGCAGGCACGGGTCAGCTCACTGGCCTGCTCAAGCTGCACCAGCCAGACATTGTCGTCTTTGACACCGTGCGTTCACATTTTCCGGGACTAAAAGAAAACGAGGCCTCCGAGTGGACAGCCTACAACTTGCTGACCCAAGCGCTCACCCGGCGGGGCCTGTGTGTCGTGTGGCTGCACCACAGCAACAAGCCCGGAGCAGATGGCCACAGCACGGAAGCCGGGAGCAGCCACGCCATGACCAACATCAGCACGCAGATCTTTGTGAGGCCTGTCTATCAGGACGAAGAGATGGCCCAGCGCAAGTACGGCATCTTTGATCACGACGAAAAGTTTCAGACAAACGTGAGGGGCGTGGCCTGTACGCCGCACCAAGCAATTGGCTTGACGCACAACATTGCGGAGCCGCTAGACCGGGTCAGTCAGATCGCTTACGGGAAGGTCCGCGAGGCCAACCCCATCACGGAGCGCAGCTATTACTTGGGCCAAACGATTGAGGCGGGTGACTGGCGGCCAACCTTGCACAGCACGATGAGTGCCAAGCAGGCTGCCATGGCGATGGCTACCAACCCACGGTTCTCAGGGCTGGCTGACCCACTGCTGGCCATCAGCAAGGCTCTTCGGGTTCCGGTGCCGCTACTTGTCGAATGGGGTCTAACCGGCGGGGGCCGAGGTACACTACCTTAGCCTCGCCGAACAACTTCCGTATGTCATCAACATAGGCGGCGAGCTGCGGCTCCGCCGCACGGTTGCTCTCCCGTGCAGAAGCTTCTGAAACTGTCTCAAATTTTATACGGAATTTTTGATGCACTATCCAGCAAGACCCAAGAGGCACGCAGTCAGATTTATAACCTAGAGCCACTGCTTTTGCTGCCCCCAAGGGCAGAGCAAAAGCCTGTTTACTAGTCGACTGAAGCAAACATAGCGAAGCGTATGTTTGTGTAACGAACTACTACCTACGAACCAGTTATCTATATAGGGGCACAGCTCAAAAAACGTGTCAATAGTTTACAGTTTTTCCCCCCTAGTTGACACGCCAGTGTTGCGGATAAGTCACGAAAATAAATGGACAGGGTAGCCGAACCGTCGGCGGCCTCTCTCAAAAAGACACTAGCGATAAACCCTGCAATTCGTCGAGCCGTTTGCTCCGCCAGACGCTCCCCCGGAGCGTCCAGCTTCTACTGTTACGCCAGACGCTCCCCCGGAGCGTCCAGCTTCTAGCGTGCGCGCGCCCCTCCCCTCCCTTGGGGGAGGTCGGCACGCGATCCACAGTGTTTTTGCTTGCTTGTGCGAAAAGGTGTAAATAAAGTGTACACCAACAAGCAGGAACGAAGCTCTTGGCCAAGCGCGAACTTTCTGACGATGAGAAGGAGTGGCTACGTGCCCATGTTGCAGACCCATTACCGGAGCAAGCCAGCCACCTCGGCGTCTGCACAGACACGGTCAAGCGCCTGCACGTTGCCCTTGGCCTCCGTCAATATCCGGGTGCCAAATTCCAGCCACGCAAGCCAGCCTACTGGCAGCGCCCCTGCATGGGGTGCGGCACAACCAAGCGCCGTCCACGCAACCACTACTTCTGCAGCAAGTGCAGGCAGTCGTTAGATGGTTAAGGGCAGAGGCGCGAAGGCAAAGGGCGACGGTTACGAGCGCGAACTAGCCGCCTACTTCAACGAGGTCTGCGGCATCAACTGCCACCGCACGCCCCTATCAGGCGGCGGACGTGGCGAAGCCCTGCCCGACCTAACTGGCACGCCCGGTCTCGCCATTGAGGCCAAGCGCCACGAGCGCCTATCGGTCGACACGTGGATGCAGCAAGCGCGCAAGAACTGCGGCCTCGACCGGCCCGTCGTCATCAATAGAAAAAGCCGCCAACCCACTCACGACAGTTACGTCGTCCTCCACCTGCAAGACTTCGCGGACCTCTACCATGGCTGGTTGGCCCACAACGGCTACGTCACGGGGGGCAACGATGAAGCTTAACGAAAAACTCGTCACGGAGTTACGCGCCACGCTGATAGAGGTCGAAGACCCTTTGGCCGTCGTTGTCTTCGTGATCAGTGAGACGGACGACGACACCGAGAGCCAAGTCAAAGTCATCGCCAACATCCCCACGGGCGCGGCGGCGGAAGTCCAGCAGCTGATCAACGGGGCAATGGACGAAGTGGTGGCCTCTCGCGATGAGCCGGAAGAAGAGCTGTCCTTCGATGATAAGTTGGCCCTCACGCTTTGCGACACCTTTGCTGACGGCCTCAGCGACCGCCAACAGGCGCTATGGGATTTCAACGAGGACGCCATCGATCTTTGCGACGCCTTCGTCGACGCCAAGTTGTGCCGCAAAGAGCTGCATGATTGGTACAAGCCGTTCCGTTCGTTCCTAGACAGCCAACCTTTCGACGTCACGCCTGCTCTCACCCGATTAGCAGACCGTGGCCGCACCACCGGGTCACAAGAGATCGCCTCACTGTGGACGGTTGCCGTGTGCTGTCTGGTGTCCATAGACCACCGCGACCCACCAGCCGAAATCTCGGAGGGCATTGAGGAAATGGCCACCCACCACATCGCATGGTTTTTCAAAACCATCCGCGACAAGGCGGAGGCCCACTGATGCGCTTAGTCCTCACGGCCACCATCCTTTTGCTTGGCACCCTATTCTTCGCCCAGCACGCCCGTTCCATGAACATCGTCACACCGCGTGACAGTTTCCTGCACTCCATACAGGAGGCGCGCGGGCAACCAACTCACACGTTCTGGTTCTACATCGCGGGCATCATCTCGGGCACCAACGCCACCAGCCTTATCCTCACTGGCCACCCGGCCATCTGCAACGCCCATCCGTTCGAGCAGCACGACAAGACCGAAGAAGTGCTCATGCGTTGGCTTCTCATTCACGACCTGATGGACAACCCGGACATCGTCCTTGAGGTGGCCATCCCACTAGCCTTCCGCGAGGCCTACCCCTGCTCCACCTTACAAGCGCAGCGCCAGTCGTCCTCCCACGGCGCGCGCCTAGCCCCCGCCCGACATCTCCTCCCTGTCGGACGGGGGCGCACTTCCGCATGACGCTGACCCCCCGGCAAGTCCACGAGATCCGGGAGCGCCGCGCTTCGGGTGATCTGGTCAAGGTTTTGGCCCACGACTTCGGCGTCAGCCACAGCACCATCAGCGACGTCACCTACGGGCGCACCTACCGCTACGTCCACGGCGCCCTTCCCAAGCCGCCCGGCCCCAGACCTGTCACGCCAGAGGAGGCTGCCCAAATGCGCAGCTTCATCGCATCTGGCGGCAGCACAGCGGAGTGCATGCACAAGTTCGGCCGCTTGCGCGAGACTGTCCTCAAGCACGCCGTACCCTAGCGGGACGACACCTTTTTGGCCCCCCACTATCATGCGCGCAACTCAACCAGTCGAGACGTTCCATGGTAGACACCCCGCCGATTCCCACCGCCCGCATCGGCCAGCTTTTTGCCAGCCCCAGCGACGACAGCCGCATGTTCCCTGTCAGCTACGCCGCAGCGAAGGAGGCAAACACCCTTGGCCTCAAGTTCGCAGGCAACAACTCAGCCCCACCGGCCAGCATCCGGCACTACAACCCCGGCGCCGTGGGCGAGCGCTCCGACGGTGGCCACAAGCTCCTTGGCGCCACCTCAGTGGCCGACCTACCCGGCAACGACGGCAACGCTCTCTCCACGCCAGCCTTCGACAGCCCCGAAGACGGCGTGGCCTACTACGGCTACTTCATCCAAGCCCGCGTCGGCGACCAGCCCACCATCAACAAGATCATGAAGGCCTACGCCACTGGCCACCCCGACAAGTACAAGAAGTACATCAAGTCCCAAACCGGCCTCGACACCACTCAAGTCCTCGACGACGACCAACTAGCTTCCGTCGCAAAGGCAATGTTCGAGTGGGAGAGTGGTGGCACCCAGCCCTACTCCACTAACG